AATGTAACAGTATTGGCTACCGAGGAACCGGCGATGACAACGCTTACTGGATTCGAAACCAGCGTTTCACCTATGCTGTTGAATGCTGATACTTGATACTGATAAGTAGCAGGTACTAACGTACCACCTGTAGAAGTGGACGTTATGGGGTTAGCAGTTGCCCAAGAAGGGGTCGTCAAGTTAGATGACGTAATACCTATTGCTAGATCGTCCCCGAAGGATCCTGGACCCTGTAACGGATAGAACAGTGCTAAGCCTGTGAAAGAACCCGAGGGTATGACTCCACCGCCTGGGGTAAAGTTAGGAGTCGCAGGGGTCACCACACCCGCACTAACGGGATTCAAGTACGTCAAAGTCCCATCAGTGTACATGGCAACGCCAGAGTATAGGGCCGTACCGTCATTAGCCAGCGCACGGATGGCCCACAGGTTGTTGCCCTCTCTGAAATAGTCTAGAGCACAATATTGGTCGAAGGATATCGAGGCAGTAGGATTACCGTAGGAACTAAGGTAGTCATTACCGTTCGTAAAGTTTTGAGGGAAAGGCGATCCCTGAGCACTTACTACCACCTGTGCGGCAACTGAAGAACTAGCACTGGTAATAACCTGCGATAAATTAATTTCGTTGACTATGACCTTAGAACCTTGCAGCGGAGATACGCTACTCATTTTAGGCCTCCTTTATCTTAGCATTTGATCCGGCCTTGACCTCAGAGGAGCTTCCGGACTTGGGGCTCTCGGGTATAGTTATTTGAGGCTTAACATCAAAGACGCGAATGTCTTGTCCCTCCATAGCCTGCCAGTAGGAATCAATGGTTTCGCCATCTCGTAGGGTAACACCTTTGTTCTTGGGCATCAGACGGAAGGAGCCCTTGGTACCGTCAGCTTTTACTATTCTGACAGTCAATGCTACTTTGCCGACATTTCTAACAATCTGAGTCATTACTAACTCCTTCTTTTTAAATCCTTCATACAATGAAATTGTTTAGTCAAAGTTGAAGGTCTGAGTACTTATAACTTGCCCATTGGTTAGAGAAACCACTTGGCCATTAGGCAGCTTGATCCCATCGGTCAGGTTGATCTTATTCACCTTCCCCTGTGTTCCTAAGGTAGGTTCAGACGTGTATCCTTTAATCTGTGCATGTAGAACGACGTCGTACTTCGTTTCTGCTTCGGTTATGTTCTCTCTTTGAGGAAACGGTACTTGTTCGTCCATAGTTATATGAATGCCGAACTGCATGTTTCCGTACTTCACAGTGTACTTCAAATATCCGAAACGACGAGACAGCAACCAACGACGTGCGAATGCCATGACCGAACCTTGATCTACGGACTGTGATTTATTAGTCACATAGTTGATCTCTATATCAAAGATGGTCGGCATGATCCGCACAGTATTGATAGTGGTGGACGACGCTACATTCAAAGTCACACCTCTACGACCTAGAGGGTGTGCATTGTACGAATCAGGATTCGCAGCTATGGATTGAATGGTGAACCACGCGTACGGATACGTTAACTCAGTACCCTGAGCAAATATACGATCTAAGATCTTCGTCTTGTCATTCTGATTTATGAATGCGCATGGGCAAGAGAACACCTGCTGGAATCTTTGCTGAAACCCATTAAAGATCAGATCATCTATAGGAATGATTACTTGCTGGGTCATTTTGATTCTCCACGGGACCCTAGACAAAATAATAGCCCCGGTCGGACAGGCCGGCACGGGGCTATGGTGATTACCTCTTACTACTGTGATTACTTGCTACGCTTCTGCATCGAAGACAAGACTTTAGCAAATTTTGCTGAAGCCATTGCAGTATCTTCTTCTACATCTTCTTCAACAGCTTCGTCTTCTACTTCTTCGGGTTCGCCTTCCGGCTCGCCACCCATATGTTCCTCTTCTTCGAGGTCATCTAGATCACCAACTAGACCTTCCAAATCAGCGTCTTCTGCTTCTTCGGCAGCCTTGACTTTCATCTTAGCTTCGATCTTTTTGGCTTCTGCACGATAACCGGCCTCGCACGAGGCTTCTAGAATACGAACAGCGTGGGCAAACGAAGGTTCTTTAGTTGCTCTGGTCAGTAGCTTTGCAGCCAAGACTGTTTTACCTTGATGGAGTTTCACCGCTGCGGACAGCAAGAAGTCCAAACTACGATTGTACTTTTGCATTTCATTTCTCCTAATTGGGCTCGGAATTCAGATATTTAGTAGTCGCTGTTGCTCTTTCTTTGTCCAGAATTTGTATGCCCTAAAGAACCTTCCTTTAATATGGACGTACAACCTATAGTCATCAAATTTAGCAACTGCTGCTTCGTATTTGGCGCGATTCTCAATCAATGCTTCGTCTTTGTCCTGCCAGTGATACTCTTTCAACCCTAAGCTAGCTAGATCCTTAACTTCTACTAGAACGTCTTTGATCTTAAAATCTGGACTGTAAGTGCGTTCTTCGTTTCTATTGGGATCCCAGTACTTAACTTTTACCTCTTTTGGTTCATATTCAATATCACTTGCTACAGCTTTTCCTTTTTGGACCAACTGTTTGACAAATTTCTTCTCAACTGCACTACGAGTTTTGAACTTACAATTCTGTAGTTTAAATCTAAACCATACTCGAAATGGACAGCAGACCGGACATTTCGAAGGAGACTGGTTTCGGTAGAACAAATCTGGAGTCGTTAAATACTTATGACCGCACTTCAGGTTTTGGTGCACTATCGGAGTGGTTACTCCTTGATATTCACCTAGCACTTTAACATATTTTGTTCTTTTCCTAACCCTATCCGTATATTGTTTTGTGGACAAGGTAGTTCCGTTCAGTTCCAATCTTTGGCGACACTTATAACACGGAACTTTACACATCTCAAAACATAAATAGGTCATCTTGAACTGATGCCCGCACTCATGTCTATATGTATTTGAGGTCTTGAGATGATTATTACCGCCAAGCTTTAGGCACTCATATTCAACATGCCCTCTGTTGCGAAGTTGAAGCGTATGAATTTCAGGAGTTATAGTTGCGTTGTTGCCTAACTTTTTCTTCTTGCAGAAGCACTGGTGCTTAGACGTATCTATAGCGGCACCGGTTAAATCTACTATACGAATCAGTTCACATGAACGACAACGAACCTTGAACTTCTTATCATCCAACACTCTCAACAACTTATAGTCTAGGCGTTCCTCATGTTTGAGTGCAAGCTCTTTTCCAGTCTTTGGTTTAGGTCCAGTCTTCATCTTTGACAGAAGATGTTTTTGATTGAGGTAGATAGATCGCTGTCACAATCTACCAGGGCCGCTAAACCTTTTCCCTCAAAACTTTGATTGAGAATCGCGCCAAGTTTCTACACAGCTACGACTGACTAATTAGCATCTTTGTTCCCTAAACGTCGTTAGTGTCTAGGCGTTCTTTCACGAACTGCTGCAGCTTTCACTGCAGATCAGACTATATCTTGATCTGAAACTCAGACCGATTCCACTTCGTTCCCACTTGGGAACTACGCCATAAGGCTAGTCGTTGAACCTTCCTCTGTTCGAGGCTTGGCTGCTGATTGCCCAATCCTTATGATTCTCAAACCGTCAAGCTCGCTTCTATTCGAAGCCACTTTGTGGTCCACAAGGCTCTAAGGGGTTTCCAGCAATTCAAAATCTTTACACTAGTGAATCACTCCACTAGGGGACTTAACTTGTCAGTTTATCCGAACACCCTTGCTCACAGACGTGCTGTTGGCAACTGCCATAGCCAGCGATTCATACAGAACCCAACCGCGACCTGGAACGCGCTCAACTGCGATATCGATAGGTTGCGATTGCAGACCGCCACGATCTGAGTAAGCACCGTGATTCATTGCATCCGAAATCACGAACAATTCACCCTGGTTAAGGACCTTGTGCTCAGGGAAACGATATGCATCTGACGTAATCGTGCAACCATACATAACACCGAGTTCACCCGTCAACAGAAGTTCGTGACGAGCAACAGGATCGATTGCCGTGTAGAATTCCGTATTACCAACGATGTCCTGATAAATGTCGGTAGCAATCAGAACGTGGGGAGCCTTCAGACCCCAACGAGTCAGTGCCGTCTGCAGCTGCATGAACGTATACGGCGTAAGCTGACCGGAGATAATCTGTAGGGGGTTATCCAGACCAACTTGTGCGTTGACCAGGTTGTACCACAAACGGTCTTCCGTGACCATGATTGCTTCAGTTGCTTCCACGTACTTCTCTTGCAGAACGTCACCAGCGGACTGATTCAAATCATTAAGAGGAATGTAGGGACGAGCAACCAGTTGCAACTCAGGCGGCGTCAACCATTTGTCCAGCGTGATTTGCGACTGAATTTGCGTCGGGCTCGTGGAATACGAAGCCGTAACGTTCTTCAGACGGACCGGGAAACGAGGAATCGAACCCTGCTCAACAGTGATCTTCGTCAGATACTTACGGGCAAAACCCTGACGATTACACGTTTGATACAGACTGTCAGCCATGCGCTCACCGAGAACGCGATAGGCTTCTTTATCATTGAACGCTGCTTGGACAAGTTCCTTACGAACGTCTTGGAACTTCTCAGCTGAGGCAAACACCTCATTAGCAACGATCTTACCCTGCGAAGCGGCAGCAACGAAAGCAGCTTGGCGGCTAAACAGATCCTTCTTTGACGAAGCATTAAGTTCACCGTTAGAACCAACCATGCGTTCCGAAGAACCATCGTGTTTGTATTCGGTCGCAGCGATCATAGGCTTCTTAGAAGCGCGGACCTTAACTTTTTGACGGACCATTTTATAAACTCCTATTCAACTTATTCTGGAACGTGGGTTAGGCAATAGCCGAGAACTCAACGCCGAGGAACGGGTACAACTGATCCGGCGAGTGAACGATAAACCCAGGGAAAGCATTACCCGTGGCAGCCTTTGCGTGCGTAGTCAGTTGACCGTTTGCACCCAGAACGATATCCGTGGCAGCAAGTGCAACGCCTGGAACGTTGGTCGTAACCGTATCCCAATCTACTGAAGCATCGAATTCCGTCGTGTAAACAACACCACGCGTAATAACACCGATTTGACCTACGATTGCGCCTGAATAACCACCAGGTTGCACATTACCAACCAGAGCAACTTCTTGAATGACCGACGTAGCAAACTTATACGTAACGTTAACTGTGTCGCCCGTCGTAAGACCTGAGACAACAGTCGAACCTGCCGTCGTGGTGAACGTGGTAACTGGCGTTTGAGTCGTTACATCAAAGATTTCAACTTGGGGCGTCGTACCTGCACCAACCGGAACGAACGACAGGCTAACCTGACCACCTTGAACAACAAAGGTTTCTACTTTGTTGAAGAAGTTTTCTTGGAAAGGATAAGCCGACGTACCAGCAAACGAAAAACCGACGAAAATATCAGTGGCAGTACCCGTCGAAGGGCTGACACCTTTGGTTTGTTGGCCGTTCGTACGGACCAACGCCATACCTTCCGCAAAGGCCGGATAAGGCACTTGCGGCGTGCTCATAACATTCATTTCGATCGAGTTAACAACTCGAGTCAGAGGACGAGAGATCATCTAATTTCTCCTATGGATTTTTCTTTAGGCCCGAAGACCCTGAACCTGCGAATTCTTTAATGCTGTAATAGCAGGTGATGCAGTATTTAACACCACCTGCACAACATCAAATTACGTTTGGGGTGAAATGGTTAAAAACGGAATGATCCATCAAGAACAGACTGTGCCGTCGGCGAGTACGTCTTTGAACTAGCCTGTACACGATTCTTAGTAGGACGCAGAGGTTGGAGAAGTGCAGCGTGAATAGTCTCCGGAGCCTCGTCTTCGACCTCAAACGTGTCTACAAACTCGTCACCGTCCTCATCCAGTTCTTCATGCTCTTCGTTGACGAAATCAGGAGTCGACGAGTCACCGTACATATCTTCGTCTTCATCGATTTCACCATCGCTAGTCATATCCAATGCTTCTGCAAACGCATTGCGTGCTTCTTCGGGCATATTGACCAACTTGTTAGCCAGAGTCAGAATCGACTTAGCATAATCAATACCCTTCGAAGCAAATACGCGACGAACCAGACGTGAAGCACCACGAACACCTGCTGCTTCCAACTCTTCTTCCATGGCCGCACGCAGTTCATTGCGCGTGTCCTTGAAATACTGGCGATTGATACCTACTGCTGCAATAGCCAAACACTGGCCGAGAGCTTCGTTGGAATTCGACTGTGCACGACGGACAGCCGCAGTTACTTGACGGGCTTTCAGTTCAACGCGCTTGTTTAGAACTTCATTACGAGCTACGTTGACCTTGGCCATCGTGAAACCTTGCTTCTTTAAACCTGCACGGAGACCGTGCTTGGACATTTCAGCTGCAGTTGCGAGTTCGAATTGTTCCGACAGATAAACGTCCTGAACACCAGCCTTGGTTGCAGTTTTCTTACCCATTGAAGCGATAATGCGGTTGCCTTTAATGACGTGAAGCTTCATACCAACCGAAGCAAACACGGTGTCATCACCTTCATCGTCCATCCCATCGACGTCCGTCAGATCCATGGCGTCAGCAGCGCCGACTTCATGTTCTTCGTCTTCTAGAGCTTCCTCTTCTACTTCTTCGGGTTCGCCCTCTGCGTGCTCTTCGCCTTCGAATTCCTCGAACTCAGCATTCAGTTCGTGGTCTTCAGTTTCATCCATAAGCGATTGCTGAGGAGCTTCACCGTACTCCAGTGAATCCGCGTCTACTTCCATGTCGTCTTCATCTTCGAACTCTTCGTCGTCGACTTCACCGACAGTAAGATAACCGTCTGCGGGCTCTTCGTCGCCATTGGGGAAATGCGTAGTAGCTTGCGGGCCCTCTTCGCAATCCTCGTTGGCCTTGACTTTCTTCTTAGAGGCTTCTTCCGGCTTGCGTTTGCGACGTTGCATTTCGGCACGCTCATCTTCATCTTCGAAGGCGGCTTCAACACCTGAATCCTCATCTCCGGCGCTGAACGTTGAGTCATGGTCTTCACCTAGCTCTTCGTCGTAACCTTCAGCTTCGTCTTCGCCAATATCGATGTGCTCGGCCTTGGTCATACGCTTAGCGGACTTACCAGCTGCGTTAGCCAAGAGAGCTTCAATCTTCTTCGAGTCTTTAGTAGTGGCCTTGGTTTTGACGGGTTTGTCAGCACCTGCAGCTACTCGCTTGCTCGATTCTTTGTTGAACTGCTCTTCGTTGCGGAAGTGAGTGTCTCCTCCTTCGACATCTGGGTCAATCAAAATGTCATTCCATTCCTGTTGATTACGAACTTCAAAACCTGACTCTTCTTCAGGCTTAGTCGTTTCGTTCGGAAAGTGCGTAGTCGCTTGCGGAAATGTGTCCTTAGCCTCCGCTGCGAGGATACGTTTTTTCTTCGTGCCGATCGCCATGTAACGCTCCTTAAAAGTGAAAAAGCTAAGAATGGAGGGGCGCGCGCCTTTCGATTCTTGCTTGGAATTAAATTGCGAACTGTTCAGGAATGGAAATTTAGGTCAGAAGAAAACTGGCGCATTGCACGCCCAGACCTTGAGTGCAGACAAAATAAAACCCCTAGGCCGGTTAAGCGCTAGGGGTTTATTTAGGTAGTAGCAAATTTCTTTGCGTCGGTGAGATTCCTGAATCCTGGATACTCCCCAGAAAGATGCTTGAAAGTCACCGTATACATCCTACTACCTTTGTTATTGGTAATCCACGCGTAGGGCTCTCCGTCTTTCAGTACTTGCCAGTCGACTAGACCCTGCTTCACTACTTTGAACTTCGAATCAGAAGCTAAAAGACGAGTGACGGAGTTGATCTTAAACATAGATCACCACTTCATTGGAAATTGATCAAATATAGAACGACCCATCTTGTCGATAGCGTTTTCTCGCTCTACAGCTCTTCGCACATCTGGTACTTCTTTCCCTTGGTCCCAAGGACGAACCGATTCGTCCATCTCGAATACAGTATCCGACAAGGCTGGCGCCCATGCAGGATCTTCGACAATACTGCACTCGATTGGGCTGATACCAAAAGCGTTCAAGAACGACAAGTGAGAGTTGCCTTCCCAATCTCGATGCACGTCCCAATTCACATCTTGGATACTCTTGATATGGGGGCACACAAACTTCGAATGGCACTCAGCACCACAGTACCCGCACTGGAAGTAATCAACTAGGGCTCCCATAGAATACGTATTGACTTCTTTATTCAGAACACGTTGAGCCATGTCTGGATATTTCTGCTTGTCAATACCGTTCAGGCCCATTACCTTCCAGAGCTTGCCACCTCCGTACCCTTGAACCTTGTGAAACGAAGAATCGAAGATCACTCCGTATGCACGTTCATGTACTTCGTTGTCGTGCTCAGAATGAATGGGGCATCCCGTCCACGCTTTATAAACCATTCGGTTCATTGGGGGTGGTTGAAACTTTGCCAACTCCGAAGTAGGAAATGCTATACCATTCCGATTCGGGATCTCAGAAGGGCAGATTACAGTTGAGACCAAGATGTAATCTTCAATGTGAGGCGAGATGTTATAGACCTTAGCAGCGAAGGGCAACCACGTTGCAAAATCTAAATGCTGGACCAGAGATTGATCTTTTTCCGCGTCCACTGTTTCAATGGCGTGCTGAACATCTGAAACTTGATTGTGTTCTAGAGACTCTTCAATAGAAGATGAAACAATTATCTGACTTGAAGAGGCTCTAAGTTGAGCACGAGTTTTAAAACCCCGATCTTCGTAATACGCTTTAGGAAGTCTTCGCATGATTGATCCTTAGCGAGAGACAATCCAGATGTTGCCTGGAGCAGTGAACGTGATCTTCACGGCAGAGAATGCGCCCAAATGCCAATAAATGTTGGTACCAGAAAGGCTGGCCGGTACATTAGTCATAGTGGCACCCAAAGTTGAGGCCGACACCCAGGGTACAACAGATTGCATAGTCGGATCTTTGGCAGTTCCTTCATTAGCCAGCGTCATCTCAATAGTTGCTGCTGCGTTCCCGTCCCCTTGGAAGAAATATCCACGCTGGACTTGATCACGACTATGAATTTCGCTGGCGCCTAGAACAACCCAGTCCCCGGCCTTGCCCATAATCTGGTTCCAACCTATAGAACCATCTGCGATATTTCTAGTTCCAGATCCCGTAATCCCATTCATGAAATAAGGGCCATGATTGCCCAGTACTTTGGCTCCCATTGTCTTACTCCGTTACAGAGAAAGACATCTCGCCTTTATCCGTTGAAGATGTAGTAGTCGGCGTCTCAGGTGCAGGTTGCACTACAGGAGGTTGTACTGGAGCCGAAACAGGTTTGATGATAGATTCGATCTTCTTCTCTACTTTCTCGATTTCTACTGGAATGTCCTTCATCAGAGATTCCAGCTTTTCTAGAAGAAGTCGGGGAAGCTGAGACGGGTAGGCCAGACCTTGTGCGGCCTGTTGCGTACTTGCACCGAATTTATGAACTGCGATTTCGATGAAGTGCGAGATGTGTGCGCCAGCAAGAACAGCGTCTTCTTCGATCTTGTGGCCGTATTCTTGCAAGAGTTTCTTGACGGCAGTTTGGAATTGTACGTTCATTTTATTGACCTCACTCTACTATAAATAAGAACCTGGTTCAGGTACGTTAGTCGTTAGCGTAATCCATAATCTGATTAATTTCTTGCTTTGTAAAAGATCCGAACGCACCTTCTTTAAGAGCATCTTCTAAATTGTCGTCATACTCACCTATTAGATCGATATTCTTATATCGCAAGTTCTTTACAAGTCTTTCTACTTCTTTGGCCGTGGAACTATGAGCGGGGTATCCTCCGCGCAACCACGCATCCATAGTATCTTCAGATACATTAATAGTACCCGTACTGAAAATTTCTTTTATTTTCTTAAACAATTTCTGTACTGCTGGAGGACGACTCGTAGCTTTCAATCTTTGTGCCGCATTGATCTTAATCATATATCACCTTTTAGAGGGGACTTGCCTGATAGGCTTCTATCTGGGTGTTAAGTGCAGGCGGCACCGGTGTATGCACGTTCAAAACTACAGGGGCGCCAACTCCGGGTGTGGCATAAACCAAAGGTGCAGATGGCGTGGCCGTCGCATCTGGAGTCATAGCGATCTTTACATGGTTGGGCAGCGCCCTATATTGAGCTTTCGATACTGAAGCGAAAGCCTCGATTTCATGCCACTGCAGGTCAGCTGACGTAGAGACCGGGTGCCCGTTAGCTTTACAGAACGATCTAATAATTGCCACTGCGTTACTGTACATAGTGTACTCCTAAAAGAGAGGGTGGAAGCCGGGCTTCCACCTACTCCATCAAATTAATAGTTTTCGTCTTCAAACTCTTTTGGCACCTTCAACTTCTTCTTGGGCTTCACTACATCTTGAGGTTTGACCTTAGGAGATTCTTTGGGTGTTGCAGGACCTTTCTTCACAGGCGCTTCCCGCTTGCGAATCTCCTTATCCTGTCGAACCTCTGCAGGCGTCGTATCAGCAGCTTCGAAGAAATCCTCAATATGACGGAACTTCATGGGCTTCAACTTCGTAACCTGCTGATCCAGTTCCTTGATATTCGAAATCGTTATTCCTGCTGCTCGAATATCCTTGATGGCCTTAACCACTTGTTGAACCGTACCGAAGTAGGCCATTGCAGGATCGCTAGTTACCCACTTGGTGAGAGGACGACGGAACTTCATGGCCGTCCTGGAACCCGCTTGATTCTGAGGAAGTGCAATGAACATCTTGCCGTCTTGCAGAATCGGGTACGGTTTGAACGTCATGCTGTCCTTGGACGGCTTCTGCTCTTGTGTGTAGAAGTTACGAACTTGAGTACCCTTAGTCAACTTGAAGACTTCTACGTGATTTTTCAGCTGACCTGACTTCATCAACTGAGCTGCACCATTGATCGCGTCTCCAATGCCCTGCTTCACAATAGTAGGATCCGGCTTCAACCCCTTTTCAGCCCACAGGTTGAACTGATTACGCATATGATTTGCGTTCTTCATCTGTGCGTAGTAGTACGACGGAGTGGTGCGGAAACCAAGACTTTGTAGAACGCGAATAACATCTCCTTGTTCTTCATCTAGTAGGTAATCAATGCCCAAAAATCCATTACTGACAAATATCGTGAGCTGAATATCATCTGCCTTCTTCGGCACCTCTTGAGCTTGCTTCTGCTTAGGAGTCACAGGAGTTGGCATAGGTTGTTCAGCCTGCTCCACTGTGCGCTTGCCGAACTTCCGCTCATGAATCTTTCTCAGTTCCTCTGCTCTCTTGGAAGCTCTCCAGAATGCTGCAGGTACATCTTCTGGAATAGCATGGGGCATCTTTCCAATTGCTCGGGCGATAAGATTCTTGATATCCTTATTTGAAGTCAAAGTGCGAGTTACCAAAAAGACCTGGGAACGTCTGGCTCGTGCGCGATATCCATTGAGCAACTCTATCGACACGAACTTACCTCGAGGACTCAGACCTCTTGATATGTACCCGTCTCCATATTCTGTGTGGACCAATTGATCTTTCAAAGCAGCTGCACGTTCAGCACGCTCTGCATCACTGTAGTATTCGTCCTGGCCTTCCTCTGATTCTTCGTCCCCTTCATCTTGCTCCTGCTCTTCATCTTCACCTACTTCAGGGGGAAGATTCAGGTATTCGTCCAAACGAACTAGTCCAAGTTCTTTTTCGCTGTACAAACCCAAGCCCGGGACATATGGAGTACGTAACAACAGTTTCGCATCAGGGGGTGTCGGCGCCTGTCCTATAGAAGTCATGACAGGGCCGGAACCATGTTTCGCTATATAGGCCTCTTTATAATCCTCATAGTCGTCATTGCGTACCTTCTCATAAAGCTGCTGAGCCTGCAGATATTCTTCAAGACCTGGATTCTCCTCCGACACGTACCGCCAGGAGTTCAAAGTCTGGATGGTTTCCAAGTT